ATGTTTGGATATTTGGACTAGAAGATGATGTCTCAGATATCATGGAAGTTCATGTCATTGGGGTAGAACCTGATTGGCAAATACAGAATATGAAAGGAACAGTTGATGACTCTATGTTTAGTGTCAACTTCTTTTCCGGAAGTCAAGCGATGACGCAGGCTTCTATAATGGGTTTTGATGAGATATGTCTTGTCGGTTTCGATTCAATATGGAACTATCAAGAAGAAACTTATCAGAATATCTATGCTGGTACTAATGCCTATACGAGAGAGAAAGAAACTTCTCGCTTAAGGGTTGGTACTGATAATCCTAATTCACTTTTAGGATCACAAGAAGCACAGATAAAAAAAGTGATTGACAGATTCAAAGATGTCGATTATACTATATACTATGAAGGAAATAAAAAGCCTTTAGAATATAATAGTTTTATATAATGAATAAAGTGGATAATATAAATAAAATAATTAAATATACAAGGAGATAAAATGTCATTTAATGAATTAAAGAGAAGTCGCGGTGGCTTCGATAAACTACAAACCGCACTAGAGTCAGAATCCTCTGATTCGAAAAAAAGTTATGGAGACGATAGGTTCTGGAAACCTGAACTAGATAAATCTAGTAACGGGTACGCAGTACTTCGTTTTTTACCAGCTGCTAATGGAGAAGAACTTCCGTGGGTCCAATATTGGGATCATGGGTTTCAAGGTCCTGGTGGATGGTTCATAGAGAAGTCACTAACGACTTTGGGTAATAATTGTCCTGTTTCAGAGTATAATGGTACTCTATGGAATAGTGGTGATGACGCTCAGAAGGATCAAGCGAGAAAACAAAAACGAAGACTACATTATGTAGCGAATGTTCTAGTTATTTCAGATCCGGCACATCCCGAATATGAAGGTAAAGTAATGCTTTATCGTTTCGGTAAAAAAATCTTTGAGAAAGTTAAAGATGTAATGCAACCTCAGTTCGAAGATGAGAAACCAGTGAACCCATTTGATATGTGGGAAGGCGCTGACTTCAAACTTAAAGTGAGGAAAGTCGATGGATATTGGAACTATGACAAGTCAGAGTTCTCAGCTCCAGCACCTATCTCAGAAGATGATTCTGAAATGGAAACTATCTACAACAAACAACATTCACTAGCTGAACTGATCGCACCAGATCAATTCATGTCTTATGAAGACCTGAAAACTAAACTCAATAGAGCTTTAGGATTAGGTGGTGTTGAGATGTCTACAGCGACAGCGGAAACAATCGCAGATGATAACACATCAGCTTCTTCTGCCACAGCGAGTTCTACTCCGTGGTCAGATAGTCCAGCACCTGTTAGTAATTCAGATGATTCTAGTGATACCACTATGAGTTATTTTGAAAAATTAGCTGCTGAATAGGAAGAGGAGTTATAAATACTATAACACTTTAAACTAAAGTATAAGGGAATGCTCTTCGTGTCAGAGTATGTACTAACTCATTTTCAGAGTTAGAGGGACGGTTTAGAATGGGGATTCTAGACATTCAATGAGGAAAGATATCAAAGCGGCAGGTGATATCGGTTTAAACGGCGGGACAGAGGGGCCAGTTTTTACACTTAGTTTTATATTCTATTGAGCTAAGGCTATGTTCCCAGCGAACTGATCACCAGGTGAAGTACCATCAGGAACAATCATCGTTGAAGACGGAGCATCATTCTGAACATTATTTTGATTAACAATATTCATACCTCTTTCCATTGTGTTGTTTTGTTTTCTATCAGCTAAGTCTTTTTCTCTAGCTGCGAATTCATCAGATTGTTCTTGTTGAGCTACTTCGAAGTCAGCTTTCTCAGATTCATAATCCGCTCTCATACCTGAGGCACCGATATCTACTGTATCAAGATCAACACCAGCCCAACCTAATTTATCGTTTAGACCGTTAATTACCCAATTAATTCCATTCTCTATACCTTCTAATATTGAAACTATCATGCTTTGTATTCCTAATCCTATTTTACTGAAGATACTCTTAATGAAGGCTACAGATTTATCTTTCCATAAAAATAACCCATCCATCATAATTGAGAATCCTTCTTTAATCATTTCCCATCTGGCCATGATCATATCTTTGTTTTCAATCAGCTTATCTTTTAAGTACATTATACCAAATATTATAGCTGCTACTCCTATCGCGATTAGAATTACAGGTGCTAACATCATTATACCCGCCATCAGAATAGAAGCGGCTGAAGCTAACATACCACCAACTAGACTCATTACTCCAAGCCTCATTGCTGTGGCACCAGCCATCAAAGATGTACCCGCCGCCATCAGTGTAGTACCTAGACTTACTAAACCACCCATTAAACTAGCACTAGCTGCTTTTAATAATGTAGTCACTTTACCGAGACCTTTTCCACCTACACGCATGAAACTTTCACTTATAGAAGACATACCCTTTTTCATCGCATCAGTAGATTTTGTAAATTTTTTGTTAGCCTTTTGTAAGAATGTATCCTTAACAGCGGGTTTCCCTACTGTCTTTTTTTCTACTTTATCAAATGATGTATCTTTGATATCTTTATCTTTAGCCGCTTTCTTTTCATCTGAAAAAAGTAAGGCGTCAGGTGTGAAGTTTCGTAAAGTATTCGCGATGTTAATACCATCTTTATCTTTACTGATTCTATCTGTTATACCTTTAGGTACAAACTTACTATTTTTTATAGCTTGTAAAAGTAATTTACCGAGGGTAACTGTCACCAGTTTTAAAAGGGCTTTAATAGTTTTAAAACCTGGAATTTGATCTAATGCTTGGAACGCTACAGTTAATTGTCCGAAGTCTTCTTTGATAGCATCACCCAAACCTCCTATACTTGAACGAAGAGTTGCTCCGAACTCACCGAACTTGTCTACCATTTCTTGTCGTTTTTTGGCGGCCACTTGTTCAGGTAGAAGACCGGCCTCAGTAGCTAATCTATTAGTTTCTAATATTTTATTTTGTTCAATATTAGAATCAATAAAAGATCCAACTAACTCTTCAGCAACACCCTTACTAAGACCATCGCGTTCGAGATCCTTCTGCATAGAGGCCTTGGTTTCTTTGAGTTCTTCTTCAGATAGTTTACGAAGGTCGCCCAAAACTGCAAGTTGATCAGTTGCAGCTTCTTTCATCTGCTCTTTGAGCAAATCCATTGTATTTACATCTGACTTAGCCATTCGTTATTCCTAGTTAGGGTTATCGTCACCATGTTCTTTCGCGGCACTACTTACATATAGTCCAAACCAAGCAGCTCCTGCTCCAACAAGAATTGAGATCAATCCTGATTGTTCTAGTGTCGGTGCTTCTAAGTCCATGAACCAGAATGTAGAGTAATATAATAAGTACATGTATATACCTAAGAATAGTCTTGGAATGATTCTCCAAGCGTCTATTGTTTTACCTAAGAAGACCCACTTCTGCCATGGGTTCTTTCTATCATCATTCGTTAGTTCGAATATCTCTTGTTTTAATTCGCCAATTTCGGTAACCATAGCCATAAACTTCTTTAAGTCTATCTCTACTTCGTTACGACTCATGTCACCTTGAAATCTATCTTGATCTGCCATCTTAATTCCTCATTTTAGCCTCTGCGGCCTTTTGTCTTTCTTCTTCTTCTTCTAAATGTTTCATTAGAAGTTGAACATATACTTCCCTCTCCCAAGGTATCATATTATCCAGTTCTGTTAAACTGTATTTATGATGTTGCATCAAACCGAAGTTTGTATGTATTAAATTATATAGGCTGTCATGAGAGAGGGCTAACCGAAAAAATTTCCGATACCCACCAATTCATAAGAATTGGATTCTTGACATTTTTCACAATTATAGCTTCCACTAAGCTTTAATTTTTTGACATTGACAAAGAATTTTTGAACTTTCTCAAACTGATCCAATGACATGGTATCTAAGAAACTCATTAGTTCTTTATCTGTAAAATCATCTCTAGTATGAATTTCATCTCCATCAATAATTGTATTAATACATCTCGCGACCACATCAAAAATAACTTCAGGGTCTTCAGCGTTGTTTAAGTCTACTGAATTAACAATTTCATAACTCGGTATACTTAAATCAATACTAATAGAATCGGTAATTTTGACTATGTGGTCAACTACTTCTTCAGGTTCTTCTATAGTGGTTTGTTCTAATTGTACAGTAACTTTAATACTCTCTTGACAATTCTTACATTCCATCTGTACATCAGATGTTTCACCAACTGATTTAATTCTTAATTGTAAAAATAAATATTCTAAATCAATAGTCGCTAATTTATTAGCTTCTATATCATCACAACATATATTTATCAATCTAATCATTTCACTAACTTGTTCATTAGTGTTTTCTGATTCTTGTGCTACTAATAACACCTTCTGTTCTCCAACTAGAAACGGTCTATAAACAACTGTTTCTCCTGATGAAGGTAACACACAAGTGTGTTTGGGTGTCTCAAGTTTTGGTAACGCCATAATTTATTTCCTCATAATATTATATAACTATTTAGTCGTTCTATCCGAACAACTTATCCGAAAGTTTCTTATTTACTTTACTAGATATTTTTCTACTGAATTTTTTAAATAATCCACCGAGTAATCCACTAGGTGTATTTTCGAATGATGAAGACCATGTTCTAAATGAAAATTCTACATCAAATTTTTGTATGCCCATTGTTTCAGCTGTAAATGATATACCACTTACTTTACTAACAAAAGCTTCGTGACATGTTACTGAATAGACGGGAAGTCCGTCAACACCTAATTGTGTTATCTTAACTGATCCCCAATAAGACTCAGGATAACTTAAGTTATATGCATCGTCATATATCATACCTTGCCATAGTTCAAACATTTGTCGATCTTCATAAGTATGATCTAACATGAACGAACATGATATAGTATTATCATACTCAACTTTCTGTGCATACTTTCTATCTGGTGTAGCTCCACCGTAATTGTGTGCCACTGTTGTAATAGTCTTAGCTGGTAGACTTACAGCTGTACATCTAATTCCTCTACTTCTAATTCCTTTAGGACCATGTATTTCTACAGTGTATCTGTCTGTTCGCGACATAGCATCCATGTGTCCGTTCATAAATCTGTTTATGTTCATTAGAATTGTTTCCTACTTTCTTTCCAGACTGTATCTTTATCAACTTTTCTAAATGATTCTGTTGGTAAGAATATCGCGATTTCCCAATCGGCTGGTTCTATTAATAATAACGGACTAGCGATATTACTTGATAAGTAATGTTTAAAACAAGGTTTAAAGAACCTCATGTTACTAGCACCTTTTAACATTGAGTATGTCAAGTTCATCTTTGTCGTTCTATCAAACTTTGTGTTACTCGCGACATCATACAATGCATCTAAAAATTGGGCCCTTACTAAAGGGTGTAAGTAATGTAAATTAATTCCATGAAATCCATTTCTAGCTTTCTGGACAGGAATACATAACGGGAACCTATCGTAGTACGGAAGAGTCTTCTTCGTCTTTGGATCATACTGGAAGTTGTACATGTTTCCGTATTGATGTCCTGATCTTGTAGGACCATCAGATATTAGGCTGGCGCGAGAGACTTTTGCGTTTTGTACTCTGGATCGAAACCAATCCATTGAAGCTTTTGTTCGAGCGGCTATTCCAGCTCTGAACGCTTCTTTTTCGTATCGGTCAAATAATCTCCCGGCCATGTTTATATATCCTTAGAAGTTATGAGTTAAGTGTAAAGACACAGCATCACTAAATGCTACATCATCTTCTTTAACACCATCCATCACAAGTAATCCTAAAGTTAGACTATCAGTTAAAGACCAGTCTAATGAGAGTGTTTTGAATTCTCTACCATCAGTCCATTCACCCATAACTAAATTAACATCAGCCCATGAGATGAAAGGTAAACCAATGTTATACCATTCAAAGTCTTGAGTTCCATTAACTCCTTCCGCTTTACCATATGAGAAAGATTCATATCCGATTTGATATACTCTTTCTTCGAATTCTAATAGGTCAGAATTTTCTCCACTATAACGATAGGCGATATATTCCGCGTTGAACCAGAAACCTGAATCAAATGATTTCTTTACGCCACCGTAAAAGTCAGATTCTAATTCTCTATCACCGTCTAGATCGACACTGGCGTTCCAGTTTCCAACATAGAAACCTCCACCAAGGTCTTGTTCTAAACCAAAGTTCACAGCTAAGCCATGATCTGATTGTGTTTGACCACGCCACATATAGTCAGTGCCGATTCCGACATGACCACTCATTGCTAATGTAGATGTACTCAAAAGTACACTAGTTATTAATACTAATATTTTGTTCATACAATTTTCTCCTTTATATTTGTATTCATTATATAATTCATAATGTATAAGTGTATTTATGTCAATTAATAGATGTTTATATCCTTTTCTGTAAGAATTAACCAATTCCAATCTCTTTCTTTACAATACTTCATAGCTTGAGTCCATTTGGCATCATTTACAATGTAAGTCTGTACTTCTTTAAGATAACGCTTAGAGGTTCTACCCGTCTTTGTAAGTTTCTTATTAGGATTAGGTGGTGTACATTGAGAGTGAGGTTTCACTTCAATAAGGGTTTCTACTATCATTCCGTCTTTCGTTCTATTCTTTGTATAGAAGTCTGGAAAATACCTATGCACACGATTATCTATCGGTGAGACATAGGGTACAATGATTTCTTCAGAACTCCATTTAAGTATAGCTTGGTTCTCATCTAAGTACACCATAAATCTACGCTCTAAAAGAGAACGATAAATAATGTTAGTAGGATTACCATTGTACTTATTTGGATTCTTTGGTTTAAACTTTCCTTTATAAGACATAAATAACTAATAAGTATATATTACAATCGAGAACACACAAATATGGCTAAGAACTTCAAAAAATCAAAAGGTGCAGTAAAGAACTATATAGGTTCAATTGCTGGAGATTTCAACTCAGCTTTATCAAAATTAACAGGTAAGTTCGGAAGTAGTTCAGGATTATCAAACACATTCGATCAGAGAATAGGAGACGCGTTGAGTGATCTTCTCACAGGTTCTACAGGTATTCGTACATCTAATATCCCTGAAATATCAGCTGAAGCTCTTAAGACGAAAGAGAGGAATAAACTAGCTAGACAGAATGTTCTTAACAATGCAGGTAGAGAGACAACAGAATCATCACCATCAAAGAAGGTAAAACTTCAATACCCAGAATTCTTCGCTACAGAACAAAATGAAAAGGATGCCGGACTTACTAATTATATTCACTTTAGATGTTTACCGATAAGAGGTGGAAAAAATGCGGCCTTTGAAACAGAATCCGGTGAAGATTCTCTATACGATATCTTCTTATATGTACCTGATGAATTACAAGATGATATAGGTGTTACATACTCAGCTAAAGAAAAAACTATATTAGAGTCAATAATTTCTAAAGTTTTAACATTCGGTGAAGGAACTAATCAAGGGATAATGGGACAAATAGGACAGGCTGGAAAAGAAGCTATTGGTGGTAGTGTTGGAAAACGAGCGGCAGGAGCTGTAGCTAATCCGATGAAGTTTCAACTATTTGAAGGTGTTGAGATGAGAACTTTCTCTTACAGTTTTAAATTATACCCAAACAGTGCTACAGATGCCCAATTAATAGATCATATCACTTATGCATTTAAGAGATCAGCTTTACCTGGAGTAGCCGGCCAAGCAGACAGAATATACACTTTTCCTAATGAATGGGCTATTAGATATCACGGACCGATTAAAAAGTGGTTAGATTTTCCGATGACCTCTGTATTATCTAAAGTTACAGTAAAACAAAGTGCTTCTAGAATGAAGGATGGAGCTCCTTCATTTACAGAACTCACATTAAACTTTGCTGAAGTCATGGGTCTTGATAGGAAAAAATATGATCAAAGGGTATCAGGGTTTATGAATTCTAATAACAATAGTAGAGAACAATCACAAGAGGGTGGTTCTAGAGACGATATCTCTGGTAGAAAAGATACAGATGTTAATTGGGGAAATAGACAGAAAGACAGATTTGGATT